CCCCGAAGGCTTCCCCTCCACATCCTTGTCTTCAAAACCTTCCAGATCCAAGTCAACATGGCATTCCAATAAGGTATAGACATCATCAGAATAGTTCGGGCGTAGTCCCAACAACTCATCAGCACGTTCTTGGATAGCTCCTTCGTCTTGGTCGCCATCTGAGCTAGATAATTCAACATCTCTGTAAACTCCTGCTACTTGTAGTTTTCTGATTTCATTATATGTCATTCTGACAACATGTGTAACCCTCTCTGCTGTTCTTAAATCAGAAGCTGAGTACGGAACAATCATGTCCTCGGCTGGTACAAACTTGGAAACGGCTCTCTGCTTGGTTTCGTCAAAATAAATTTTCTTGAACGTAGAACCTGTCAACGGCAAATAAAATAACATCTGATCTGTGTCTTGATCAAATTCTTCCATAACTTCAGTTATCTGATAGTTCATGAAATCTCTTACACGCTGTGCCTGTGCTTCAGTCTCCTTGGTCGGAGTTCCGAGAACCTGTGTCTTCACAGGACCGCCACTAGGGAACATCTCCTCGTATGCCTGTGCTTGAAACTGAGTTACAGCCTCAGACAATAACGGATGTGTAACACCACTAGCACCTAAAAAAGGCTGACTCCTGTCCTCATAGTTTATACCAAGAAGTCCTAGTCCCTTGGATATAGCCTCTTCCCAGTCCTCTCTGGATTCTACGTCTTCACGAAATTTAGATTGAATGTCCGAGGACAAAGAACCAAGAACCGACTCATCTAGTGCCTCGGCTAAGTTTGCATCGTGATCATAAGGCACTGCTATAACCTCAGTAACCTCCTCGTTTACAAGTTCTATACCATCAGGTAGTTGCTCCTCGGTACTGGGGAGTTCAATCTGGAGACTATCTTCTTCGGGCATCATCTGACCCCCTGCTCCCATTGCTCTTTCTACCATTCCTGCTATTTTTCTAGGTTCTACTGCCATTATGTAATCCTCGTTACTCTTTTTTTGCCTGGAGCCAGTATATCAGAAAATCTGTTTTTGACTAACTTTCCTTTTTTGATAGGTTTTTTATTTAATTTTTTTCTGATTTTAAAAAGTCTATTCATTAATAATATTCCCTTGCCCCTCTTGGAAACCAGTCTTCTGGTTCATCCTCTCCTTGTAAACTAATAAAACCACCTTGTCTAAACCTAAGTAGTGCCATTGTCATACTATCACAATAGTCATCATGATCGCCATTTGGAAAAGATGCAACCTCTTCTATAACTTCGTCAGCAAACTTTTCATCAGGATACCACACTTTTCCAGATTCGAAAACAGGAGAGACCATGTGCATTCTTGTGGTCTTGTCCATACCACCCCCACCTTTACGCCTACCGGGACTGAACGTAGTAACAGGTAAATTTAGCATTCGTAGCTCATCCGCCAAAGATGCTCCAGACGCTTTTGCCTCGATTAACATCATGTCTGGCTCCCAGTATTCGTTTTGATCAACAGCAATCTCTTTTAGTTCTGGAAAGTTCCAACGCCCCTTTTTGGCATCTAACAAAATTAAATGTTGTACTCCGTTTTCTTTTCGCTGACATACACCCCACGTTGTGATGGCACTATAGTCCGCTGTCTCTTTTTTGCTATACGCTGTATCGTAACTTTGAATTATGTAATCCAGTCTTGGTGTATCTTCTCTCTCCCACAACTGCCACCAGTCACGTTTGACCATAGCCACTTCTTCAGATGTAGGGTTTTGTTGCCACTGTGCATTCCATTTACCAACGGATAGTGACGCTTTGACTTTTAGTAATTCTTCTTTTTTCCAGAATTCATGCCATAATGGTTCCCCCGAAGGAAGTATGGCTGGAAATTCTACCACCTCCCATTGATCTGCCATCAGGTCTCTTGCCTGTGCCCCCAGTAACCTTCCTGTCAAATCTTTCTTTGACCATCTGGTTTGCACAATGATAATGGTTCCCCCTGGTTGCAATCTCTGCCGTGGACCAGAAGTGTACCACTCGTAAGCCGTGTCATATGCACTGCTCGATAGAGCATCTTGTTCCGAGTGCGGATCGTCAATAATTAATAAATCCGCACCACGACCTGTCATCGCAGCACCCACCCCTGCTGCGAAATATTCCCCTCCAGCACTGGTTTCCCATCTACCTGCTGCTTGGCTATCCTGTTTCAAGTCCGTGTCGGGGAATATCTCTGCGTATATGGGATCGGCAATGAGATCACGAACCTTTCTACCAAATCTTACAGCAAGTTCTGTATTCATGGTAGCCTGTATTATCTTTAATTTTGGATTACGCCCCAAAAACCAAGATGGCATGAGATAGGATGCAAACTCTGATTTAGAATGTCGGGGTGGCATATTGACAATCAGTCTTTTTAAATCACCGCTTGCGATACGCTCCAGCTTTTCAGCTATGATTCTATGATGGGTCCCCTCTATGAAATTGTCATAGACATGGTGGACGTACGACATGAAGTCTTCTTGCGCTTTGTCACGCAGGTCAAGACGTTTTGCCTGCTCCTCAAGCAGGTATATTTCCTTGAGCACGTCATCAGGCAGTAGTTCTAAGCTGGCGGTGTTCTCCATACCCGAACGATAATATACGCGAATGAATTTATCAACCCAACATACACAATGCTAACGCATTGTGTATGTTACGGGCGCAAGGGGGGCGGGGGTCGCTTTTCCGCCATGCGGAATTAGCACTTGGGCATAGTAACCCCCGCTTGACTCTTATGTTATCCCATGTTCTAATTTAAGAGCGGGGATAATCCCTGCTTATCGTAACCAGTCAACGAAAGGATTAATCTGATGACTGACTATATCACAATCAAGACCAGCAACGACGGCACTACAATCTGGTTGCCTGCTGGCGTTAACGTCCAAACCGTAGCACCAAAGGCAGTTGAGCAGCGCAAGACTGAGACCGTCGCCAAGCCTAGAGCGGTCGCCAAAGTTAAGGGCAAGCGCAAGCGGCTGTTGAATGGCATAACTTGTCAGGAAGCTATTCTGGATATTCTAATTGAGAAGGATGCCACGCCTAAAGGATTGGCTAGGCTGACTGGATACGGGGTGCAAACTTGTTTTGCCGCTATCCATCTGCTGCGTGAAAACGGTCATAAGATTGAAAAGCGCAAAGGTCGTAATGGTAAATACACCTGCTGGGGTCAGCGTCATGGCTCATAAGACCTTGAAAGACCAGCTACGGTTTCACTTTCAATTCTTCCTGCTCATGAATACGGTTGGTCGGACTGAAGAGGCGAAGCGGTCATTAGATAAAATCGATGGCGTTATCGAAGGCATCAAACCCGAAATCAAAGCGGTCAATATCGATAACTTGAAGCAATCAGCAAAGTAGAGGAGCGGGGGCGTAAGCCCCCGATTTACTGATATGAAATATGAAGAAATTGAAAACCCAACATATGAACAGTTTGAAAAAGAATGCAACCGTCAGATAACCAACATGGCGGGGCTTGGCATTCATGATTTAGCTGATGCAAGCTGGCGTGATTACTTTGATACAGGCATGACCCCCCGTGCCGCAATCGAGTGTGCTAATGATGATTTTTGGGACGGGGAATTGAGTGACATTCTGCACGGGTAGTTGACCATGAACATTCAAGCCCGTGCCGCAATCTCAGTACTCATGATCTACACGGTTTATCTGTGTATCACACAAGTTTAATACAGCAGGCCCAGCTACGCTGGGCCTGCTTTGTTGTGCCGTGCACCTTGAAACAAAAACCTGCGGTCGCAGGTTTTTGTTGTTCGGTCGCAGGCCGCAGAATCCCCTGTAAAATGCCAGGCTATTTTTATACACCAACCTGCGGTCGCAGGTTGGTGTTAAGACCGCAGGTTGGGGCTTGGCTTTTGTGGGATTATCTGATAGGATGTAGGATAATCAAATAACCATATGAAAGGAAACATCATGTCAGAATATAAAACTCAAGGTCAGGAAGATTGCGCAGATTGTGAATGGATGGCTGAAGAAACAGACGGTCAAACATTAATATGTAACGAATGCGCACTGGAACAAAACATTGAAGAATTTAAAGCCAACAATCCCGACTCAGAATGAGTCGGGGTTTCGTAATTTTTGGAAGACAAAAACCTGCGGTCGCAGGTTTTTGTCTTTCGGTCGCAGGTCGCAGGACACCAACCTGCGGTCGCAGGTTGGTGTAAAAGGTCGCAGGCTCGGGCTTGCAATTGCCCATTACTTGGGATAAAATGGGAAAAGATAATAAGAAAGGAAAAGCTATGTTATCAAATACCAGTAAAATGCCAGGCTATTCTGTCAGCCTATCAGCATGGAAATGTAAAACAGGCGACAAGCTAGCAAAGATTAAAGGCTCAGTTTGTCATGATTGCTACGCTAGAAAAGGTCGCTACAATATGCCAAACGTGGTCGACAAAATGGAAGAGCGGTTAAAGTTTTTTAATGCTCTGGATTTTGTGCCTCAGATGGTCGCCATGTTAAACAAAACAAGGTCGCCATATTTTCGCTGGTTTGATTCTGGCGACGTGCAGAACGTCCGCATGGCATTGAACATTATTGACGTAGTCAAGGCAACACCAGAAAAGAAACACTGGATACCGACAAAAGAACGAAAAATCTGGCAAGAGGCACTGAAGCTTGAAGCTTTACCAGATAATGCTGTCATCAGATACAGCGCAACAATGATTGACGACACGCCACCGCAAGATTGGGAACATTCAAGCGCAGTGATCAAGAACGCTGCACCTATCGGACACGAATGCCCAGCCCCAACACAAGGCGGAAAGTGTGGCGAGTGTCGGGCTTGCTGGTCTCGTGATGTTAAAACCGTTTCATATCACAAACACTAGGACAAACAGCGCATCCGTCAGGATGCGCTGATTCTTTATGCTTTTTTCCGATAACATTCAGGCGCAGGTCGCAGGTCGCAGGGTCGAGCGAAGTTGTTCGATAACCAAAAGGCGCAGGGTCGCAGGCGCAGATCGCACGTCGCCTGTCCATAACGCTAGAGTCCGCAGGTCATCGGCCCTTGCACCTTGGATTTCCAAAGCTTTTCCACTCTCAAATAAAAATACATCAGGCTCGAAGGACGGCGAAGCAAGAAAAAAAGAAACGCCACCGCACCTAGAATGCGATAAATGCCAAGCAATTTGTGAGGGTTGTAGGGTTATCCCATTTCTTTTTATTATCTTTAATTCAACCCATACTGGTGCGCCATCGATGCACATATATACATCAGGCATTCCCTCTGCCACACGATTTTCAATCCGTTGGCAATGTGTCTTTTTCGGCAGGTGTTTCTTCAGTGATTGCCAGAGGTTCTTCTCTGTCTTCGATGATTTTGGCATCAGATATTTCCCCCTCAATAAAAGCGTGTGGATAAGATTTCCGCAGTTCTGCCAAACGTGCGACGATATCCTGTTTAGTCATGCTGTCCAACTGGTGGACGTGTTGCTGTTCTCGCCTGTCAATAGTCAGGCCGCCCAAAGCGGAGCGGATTTTTTCAGCATTGATTGCGGCAGAATATTGCCCTGCTTCTTCTGCACCCCTAGACAATTCGTCCAGACGTTTAAGCTGGTGCATCAGGGTGACACCGTATCTGCGTTCAGCCGCCTGTCTCAATTCTTTTATCAGTTCGACAACGTCAGGAAAGTCTCTGCCGTTCAGAAGTTTGGATGCCATAGTGATAGAAGACTTGTCAGAGTAGCCAGCCATTCTTGCACACTCAGCGTTACTGTGTCTGCCCTCGACATAATACTTGGCAAAAGTCTTCTGGCGTTCCGTCAATCCGGCAGGTCTGCCAACTTTGCCTATAGTGTTTTCTGTGGGTTTTTCTTTTTCAGTTTTCATTTTTCGTCTCACGTTCCCTTTATAACTGTCACACTGTCACAGAAGTGTAACGGCTGTAATCGTTGCTGTGTAAGGTTTTGTGACACTGTGACACTTGTGACACCATATTTGGAATTTTTTTTCAAAAAAATAAAAGGCAAAAAAAACATTATAGTCAGATGCATTTTGTTGTTGACTATCCCATGTAATCCTATAGGATTAGATATGAAGTCATCTCAGTATATCGGAGGACAAGTGATATGACAACAGAAGCACAGAAAATACAGGACATAGGTTCGTGGATCGAGGACGGTGATTTTAAATTCATCAACGAAGGTTCAATCATGTTGGTTCAGCCTATGAATGATGATGCGGCTGATTGGTTGGAAGAAGAATCAAGAGCGGCATTCAATGCTGGTATAGACTGGCAGTTCTTTGGTCGGTCTTTGGTCATCGAACCAAGGTACATTGATAACATTTTATGCCTTCTGGACGAAGAAGGCTGGAGGGTAAGCTAATGCCTAAATTCAAAATAGTTCGTGATGAAACCTATGTCTATCATGTTGAGGCGGATTCCATAGAACAAGCGCAGGAAATAGCCGATACTTCTGAAAATGATGAAGGCGAGTTGATTAATATTCATAACGAAGTGTGGAAAGAAGAGGACAAATAAGATGAGTACAAAAGCGGTATATTTTTTCGAGGACAGCAAAGACATTTATGGTGTCTTCAAACATTATGATGGATATCCACAGGGTGCGGCAGCGCACATTGAGGATGCCAAGTCATATGCTTGGCCTTTGCCAAGGTGGGAAGCTGATGAATTTGCGGCAGCATTTGTTGCGGCAAACAAAAACCCCAAAGGCGGTGAGGTTAGACTGCTTCCAAACTTTGAACACACATCAATCCCCATGATGATGGAAGAATACAAATGGTGCGACTATTACTACATCATCAGTTGGGATGATTACGACAAAGATATGTTCGTAACAATTTTTGAAAAACGCTATGAAGAAAAACTAGAAACTCAATACTGGCATGAGACTGCCAGCATGAGACACAGCGAAATGCTACGGGCATATGCGGAGGCAAGCTGATGAAAGTTCATGTTTACAG